GCCGCACGAGCTGTTTTTTCACCATTGCTGGCGGGGGACTCACCTAACGGGGGATCGTCAGATCCCCACCAGTCGGCGCACATGCGTCGGCTGGGGTTGCGTAGAGCGACTCAATCTTCCAAGACGAGTCGCGGTGGAGGCGTCGCGCGAAGGCGCGGCGCGGGGAGACGGAACTGCCGCGGCGCCTGACGTGGAGGCACGGGGGGCGGCGGACAGAGCGGGGGGGTTGTCGGCGAGCCTACCCCGCACGACGCAGGTGTGACGGCGTCGGTGTTGGATTGGCAATCGTCGGACGTGGTGGGGACGCCAGCGGTGATAATATGCGCTAGCGAGGACCACGCGCTACCGCTGGGTGACGGGGGCGGTTGGGCGGGGTCGGATTGCCCGGTCAACGCTTCCTCTTCGTTGACCGGGGACGCACGTTTTTTGGACGGGCGCGCGGACGGGCTGTCGAGCGGGAAGCGGGACGGCCCTGCGAGGCCGAGCGTGCGCGGGCGGAGGTGAGACGTCGTAACGTGGCTGTCTCACCATCGCGCACGCGCGCGACGACCGTGCGCGGCGGTGCGGGGCGTGGCGCCGGTAACATGGCCAAGCGGCTGGCAACCTGCGCACGCATGGGAGGCGTGGGGTTGCGGCTGGGCGCGGTCGTGAAGAGGTTGCGCGCTTGGTTGACGCCCCACTTGACGGCGGCCTGGGCGCCCTTGACGACGTACGGAGCGGCCATGGGGACGAGCGTCGTCAAGGCGTCCTCAATGAACGGTAGGATAAGCCCTAGCTCGTTGTACGACGCCGGGTAGGCGTAGGGCATTGCGTTGGCGATGTCGTAATAGGCACGCATGGCCGTGGCGTCGTACGGCGCGCCGGGGGAGGTGAGCGTGCGGAAGATCGAGTTGGTGGTGACTATCAACTCGAGGGCGACGTAGGTTTGAACCACGAAGGTGGCGTTGGGGTCGAGGCCACGGAAGATTGTGACACCAGTCGCACACATATCGTAGGCAGTGTCGTATGCTATGGGTGTCCCCATGAGGTTATCATGAGCGGGTATCACCCAAAAGGGGTCGGGGCCTGACTCACCAGGCATGTCGGGTGTGAGGATGGCAACGCCGGTAGGAATCGTGCGGTGGCTGAGAAGCGTCTCGCCTGAGACCTGGCCGCTCTCGGCGATATCGTGAATGATGGTGCTGGTCGGACCGCCAAACTTGACGCCGCATTGCGCGGCGAGCATTGGGCGCGCGTAGGTCTGGGCGGGCCCAAGGAGACGCATGGGCATAAAGACGCCATGCTTGGCCTCGGTGGTCTGAGCGCCAGGGCACATAGTGATGATGGACTCCTCGCTGAGGCCAACGTCAAAATATGTCTTGGCATAGCAGGGCGAGTTGGGGTCATCACCGTCATCGTTGGTGAAAGCCAAGATGTTGGTGCGGTTGGGCGGGGCGCAGAATTGGCCGGCCGTCACCGTGCCGCCGTTGTAAAGGTCAGAGGCGGTGCAGTGCACGGTGAGGCCTCGGCCCACACTTCGGAAAGCGGTGGGGTCGATAAGATTGCCGTACGAGTTGGTGATCAGCGGAGGATCGGCGGGGCCATCGTCGCTTATGATATAGCGCTTCTCGATGGCAGCGCCGATAGGCGTGAGCGACAATATCTTAACAGCGAAAGCGGCGGCCCCACCAACTGTCGGCGGGGATTTCGCAGCGAAGTCAGTGTTGGGAGGTCCGGCGACGATGATGGCACCGCGGGCGTCGCCGGGAGTGTTGATAATCATCATATCCCAGTTTCCGGGGACGAGGTCAGGCTTGCCGATAGTGACGGAAGGCGAAGCTTGGTAGCGCATCGTGGCGTCCCAAGTCTGGTCGGGGACAGAAACGCTAGTCTCGGCTCCACAAGGGTAGAGCGCTTTCATGAGGAAGTCACGACCTTGCGGCGTGACTCCGAGTTTGGCAATGCGATCGCGCAGTGGCTGTGACATGGTAAACCAGGTAAAATACTTATAAAATTATCATTGCCGCTCGTCAGCGGCGATGTAGATACCTGGCGGCGGTAGGCGCCACAGTGGCGGCTGACCGGGAGTTCGGGGAGTGTAGGCGGGGGCGAGAGCGCTTCCCCCCCGCGGCTGCGGCTAACGGCGGCCGGCGATCGGGGGCAGGGGGCGGATCGAACACGCCCCATTGTCGGAGCACGTCAAGGCCCGCGTGTCCACTAGCGCAATCCGGCGCCGCAGCCGGGGCGGTAGTCCCGAAGTCGACCCGCATGACGCGCTCGACGAGGTCGTCGCCGAGCGTAACGACGTAGCAGGGGTCGATGCCGACTTCGAGGATGCGCTGCGCGAGTACTCGGCACTCGGTGGGCGTGAAACCGTAGCGGAGAGCGTAAGCTGCATCGAAGTCGAAGGGCGCGGCTCCGCGGGCGGCGTCTTGGTTGAGTGCGGGGCCGTGTGGGCGGTAGCGAACGGCGGTGAGATCGCTAGTGGCACGCCCGGGGATGAGGTGTGGGCGGTAGAACTCGTCGTAAAGGGGCACGCCGCCGACGATGCTGAGCATTCCGCATGCGACCCCGTGGCGGCGTTGTCGCCATGCTTCGCTGGGCCGCGAGCCGGGGGGGTCGACGGACCACCATTGGCGCGCAAAGAGGCGCCCGAGCAGTGGGACGTAAATGTGCCGGGTGCCGTCGTATAGCCATGTTGAGCTGGCGTAGGTGGCCTGGGCGAAGCTGGCGGGCGTTTTGACCTCTGGGATGATACCGTAGCAGGCCTCGCGGCGAGCGAGCGCGGCGAGGTCAGGCCTGCCTTCGATTGCGCACAGGAGGTCGTCACCGATGGCAAGCACGTTGCCTCGCATGCCACAGTCGTGCATTGCACAGGCGGTGATAACGAGGTTATTAAGGGTGTTGCCGCTGGTGGTATCGCAGTGGCCAGACTTGACCGCGCCGAAGGAGGTGTATTCGAGCGTGGTGTTGGTGCCGTCCCGTGTGCGGAAGCGCCCTCGGACGCGGTAGTCGAGCATGACCCGCTCCGCGAAGAGCGGGTCGCAGGCCCGCATGAACGCCCACTTGAGCATGTGGTGGCAGAGCTGCATCGTCGAGTCGAATCGGGCGCAGTCGCGTTCGTACAGGACGCGTCCGTGGTGGCGGTCGGCCCAGTCGGCAAGCTGCGCGTTACTCCAGCCTGAGGTCCCAGACACGTAAATGCCAGGAAACAGTTCGTAGCCAGCGATATCGTCGCCACCAGCGACCACAAATAATGCTTTCTGGAAAACGGAGTGTTCGTGTGCGTAATGTGCCTGAGTGCGCAGATTTCGGTAGGCCTGAATGAGCCGCCCTCGCTTAGGGAGCTTATGTGCCACCTCTCGCTTGATGTTGGCATCAACACTGCCAAATTCGTAGCGATCGTCCAATTCGCTGCGGACAATCGCGTCGCGCTTCCACTCAGGCCATCGATCAAACCACTCATCTCGATTGGAGGGCAAGAGATGGCGATAGGCGGCGGCAACTGCTGCTCGGAAATGCAGCGGATAATACATCTGAGCGGACACGACGGGGAAGGGGCAAAGATGTCGGTGGTACAACGCATTATGAGCATTGCACAGGCAGCTACGGCAAACAAAGGCAGCGCAGTAGACAGGGCCGAGCGCGGTCGCTCCTCGTTGGTTGGGCAACTCACAACGGTGGTCGGCGGGGAGGTCGCTGACGGTGTGCCCGACGCCGAGCTCGAGTGCGGTGGCAGGTCGTAGGCAGACCGTGGGCGTGGGAGACCTGATTGCCACTTTCTCAACACGAGTGTGGCCCCCGCCCCGGCCCCAAAAAGCAAGCTGGCCAAGCAGAATCCGGTAGCGCATAGGGCGGCGGTAAGATAGGCGGGCTTGAGGGGCGTGAGCACGACGGCGGCGGCACGCTTCCAAGCTGGGACGTGCGCCGAGATTCGGATAAGCCCGCCGAAACTCAGGGCCGGCGCGGGCTCGCAGACCGCCTGGCGCATGCGCGTGTAGCCCCGGACGAGCCGTGACGTGGCCGCCCACGTGGCGCTGGCGACGCCACACCCAAGCACGGGCATGAGGTGGTGGTCAACACCAAAAATACACGCGTTGGAAAGCCCACGCGTCAACGCGTTGGCCGTGTCCACGTAGGCGTCCCGGAAGGCGCCTGGGAGCCGGCCCCAGCCCTGCGCCGTCCACTTATCCAAGCGCGCGGACCAAGCCGCGCCTGGCGCGAGTGCCGCGGCTCGCTCGGTGCGTGCGAAGGCCTGCGCCGCGGCGCAGTCCATTGCGAGAAAGAGCCAGTCGGAGTTGACGCGGGTGGTCGATGAGCGTGCGGCGGCGAGCGCAGCCTCGATTGTGGCGGCGCGGAAGTGGGGCTCTTCACGGATTTTAATACCGGTGATCTTGTCGACAAGACACTTGAAATCATCGTAGGTAACGTAGTCGGGCCAGTGGTCGCAGGGGGTGAGCGGCCGTGTCAGGACCAACAGGCCGTCAGCCACGGCTTGGCGAACGAGCACTCCAGGATCAGTACGCTGCGCGACGGGTGGGTGAGCGGCAGGTGGTACGCGTGCTGGGGTGACATGGTTTTGCTCAGGTGTGGCACCGCCGGTGCAAACGCGGTTAAGCGTCGTGGAAGCTGCCCCCCCGGTGACGGCAGGCACGGCGGCAGCGGGCAAGAGCCCGACGCGCGCGACGGCGAGCGGGAAGGTGGGACAGTCGGGCAGTGGGTCGTCTTCAGTGAGTGGCTTGGCCGACACGTTCTTACGCGCGGCGCCCGGGAAAAGTGCGTCGTAGTGTGCGGTTTGGCCCTTGGCGCGTGCGGGTGTGAGGAGAATGTCGACGCGGTCGCCTACGCCGTGGGTGGTGGCGCTCAACACGCCGTCGCGGACACCCCACACGTGGAGCTCGATACGGAGCGCCGCGGCAACTCCCCCGGCGATGTTGTGCGGCACGGGCACGTCGGGGGCAGCCCAGAGCGGTGGGGTCCCGTCGATTGTGGAGCGAGTTTCGGCGATGGCGCAGCACAGTCGGTACTTGGCATGGTCGTCTTCATTGCCTCGGGCCTTGGCGATGGCGCGAAACAAACAATTGCCGTCGCCCACGACGGCGGCGTGTGCGAAGCCTTGGTCGGCGACCAGCGTGAGCTCTTTCGGCGTGGCCGTGGCGTCGCCACCGCCGAACGAGGGCATCTCATCGCTAGCGTCGTACCAGTCGTCGGCGCTCCGGCCCTGTGTGGCGGCAGATGCGGGCCGACGTGTGATGCGTATAAGCTCCCAATCGCCGTAGACCTGCAGCGCCTCTGTGCCGCGGCTGTCGCGGGTAATGTCCACGTCAAACCCGTGCCACTGACGCGCACCGACCACGGGACAGTTACGGAGGTTGCCTCGCGCCTCGTAGGGCTCGAAACCAGGCGCGTTGGTTATAACGATCTCATCGTCCAGGTAGTTGCGAACGATGTCGGTGACGCGGTTGGGCCCGTTACCCGCGATGGTGCCCGGGCGCGGGACATAACGTGCCTCATAGAGGGTATCACCCTCACGCAGTGAGGCGATGCCGGCGGGTCCGATGCACATCAAGCTGTTCGTGGCACCGTAAACCACGCGTGGGCGGTGGGCGTCAGCGGCCACGTCGCTGCGCGGTCGGCAGCGGCACGACTCAAAGTCGTGGCGGCAGCCGTAGTCGTCGACAATGCGGATGAGCTCAGGGTTGGTGAGGAGTTCGGCGTCTGAGGTCGAGCCATTTTGGTCGAGTGGCTTGAAGGGCGCGTTGATGTGCATGTACGCGACGACGTTGAGGTCAAGACCGATCGAGCGGCGCTCGTCGTACCATGCAGTGATACGCTCTGCGCACTGAAACGCCCCGGGCTTGCTACTCCCTATGGAGTAACTCATGCGCATCCCAGCAAGTAGACTGGTGGCGAGCTTACCCGCCTCGTTGTGCGCCTTGCGGGGTAGCGC